ATCTGATATGCTACCACCCAATGTGGCTACGGCATTTGGAAATCCCGCCTGCCATAAACGAATTGCATCAAAGCTAGATTCAACAATTATAATTGTGCCACCCTCACGCTTTGCTCTATGTAAGTTAAACATAGTTTTGTTGCGGGGGAGGTTAGGGCTATTCTTAAACTTTTTACCTTCAATTGATCTACCAATAACACCAACAAGCAAACCATCTGGTGAATGTAATGGAACGGTTACCATACCCTGTTCAACAGAATATCCTAGGCCGAAATGCTCCCACGCATCTTCATAAATCTTTCGCATTTTAAAGTAAGCCTGTGATGCATTGATATCATGCACTACAAGATTTTCATGCAACTTATCTTGAACAACCTGCGGGAATTCATCAAACTCTGGCTTTTCATCAAGCAAATCCCTAAGCTCTTCTTCAAGCTTATCAGCATCAGATAATTTATTTGAAGATATAAAACGCATAGCCTCAAAGTTATTTCTTTGTGTAAGCTTCATAACTAGGTCTAAAACTGTACCTGCAGAGTTGCAATGTTGATTATAACAAATATATAAACCTTTTGAGTAACTAACTGCAAATGCTGGCGAGTCTGTATTATGATGGAATGGGCATAGGCATAAAAAATCTGTGCCAGTCTGCGAAACTATTTCAATCCCGCAAGAACGCAAAATAGAGCGGAGATCCGCTTTAGTATATGCATCTAACATTTTTTATCCTTTAGGTATTAAACTCTGACCAGAGAACCCTTCATACTTTAATGCTTTGGCCTTACCAATGTATATGCCGTACATTACAAGATTGAAAGTATAGTGATCCTTGCTCTCGTTATATTTTACATTAAATTGTGGTTGCATGTCAAGGACAGGAACATAACCTTTGTCTCGCATTTGCTGGACCAAAAGTCTTTCATAATTCTCCCTTGAGCTTTGGAACTTAGAATCATCTTTAATGACTCCGTTGATCCAAAAGTCATGTATTTTACGTGGGTACATGATCACCAATCTTTCTAGATAATTATATCAAGTTAAAGATTGATTACATAAATACTACGTTGGTATATCGTATACTTCCTTCACGACACCTCTGTTTAAATCCCAGTCCAAATACATTCCAAATTCAGTACCATGACGATTCTTGCGACTTACAATCTCCATAATATTTGAGTCTGGATTTTTATGAATTGCAATTGCCATATCAGCATCATATTCAATTGCTTTAGACCAAGCAACTTGATTAAGCATTGGTGGTGAATCATGATCTCCAGTTTCTTCTGCGGTTGCAGCAGTAATATCAATAACTGGAATATTGTTTCTCATAGCAAGCATTTTAAACTCACGAGAGATATTCATATTACGTTCTGTTGGTGCTTTTGAATTATTTGAATCAGCAAACAACTGATGATAATCTAAGATAACTAAATCTGGCTTATGTTGATCAATCTTAGCTTGAACTGTTGTAGGTGTAACTTGTCCAGAACCTTCGTTTGATACAAGAATAAATCCATTTTTATCTAAGAACTTTTTCTTACCCCAATCATCAAATTGTTGAATATCAATACTACCTCTAGCAAAGTCTGAAGACTTAAACAATCCCGACCCAAGCATTGTATAAATACGGTCACGCATATTTTCAGGAGTCATTTCAAGGGATATGATCATTGGTTTAAAGCCCTGTTCCCAAGCCTTGCAAGCCAAATAAGAGGAGAACCATGTCTTACCCTTACCTGGCCAACCAATCATGACTATAAGGTGTCCTGGAGCCATTCCTGTGGGATATGCATAATCAATAGCCTTAAAGCCAGTCATGATTCCTGGGCTACCGCCCATTGCATCAGATCTTGTACGAACTGCTTCAAAATGTCTTTCTGCCTCTTTATAATCTGTTAAGTCAACGTCACGGACATTTGCGGTAAGTCTACCAAGTGCTGTAAGTTCTGTTTGCATTTGTGCAATAACTCTTGCAGATGCTTCTGTCTTTAAACTTGCACCCGATGTAAGCAATAGGTTGCGAACTCTGCTTGTAAGATATTCATTCTTAAGTTGATCAAGATAATACGCTGTCTCGCCTTTAACCTTGACTGGTTCAAAATCTTTAAACTTTTCAGTAAGTACAGAAATATCTGGGACAGCTTTAAACTTTAAATAGTAAGACTTTAGGCCTTCCCACACATCTCTGTGTGAGGTAAATACCTCATCAATATTATCAGCAAGAACTGTTGAGATATCTTTGTTATCACAAACTGCTGTAATTAATGCTGCCTCAGTGTTCATTATCTCTTTCTTCAACCATAATTTTAGTCTTTGCNCTGATTAATTCCCGACGAGTTTTATCTTCTTCTATCTGCTGCAATGTAATATCTAGCTTTTCAAAGTTATAGAAAAACCAACTAAGNGGGTGGCCTGGCTTTGTTATCTTAAAATAATACTCTAATAGAACCTTAGCTCTATCATAACCCACGCTATCTATAACATCCTGCATAGCCCACTTTTCTCTATACTTATTAACGATAGGGGTCTTCTTATAATTCTGCTTATACAAAACACAATAAAGCCCAACTAAGCCATAGGCCAGCTTTGCTTCATCTTTTGTCATTTCTTACCCTTTTTTAAATCTTCTTCAATCTCGTGAACTTTTTCCAAAAGCTTGTCTTCAACAAACTTGTAGACTCTATCAGTTGCTTCATCAGTTGTTTCACCTTGACGTTTAAAGTCTTCAACACTGATACCTATCTTAAGGCTTTCATAGTTACCCAAGTTTTTTGTAAACTGTAACTCAACCTTAACGTTCGTCTGATTCGTCATGTATTTCTTCCTTTTCAATCAATGAAAATCCTGGCTTAAACTTTTTAACATTTTTATCAGCAAGATGTTGATACAACATCATCAAGCGATCTGATATACCTATCATAGCATCTAGGTCATCCTTTTGTACAGCCATCTCCATAGCATATTCTAAAACTTTTAGTGATTGATCTAACACATGCTTAGCTTCTTTATTTAACTTATGATCTACCATTCTGGCTGTTTCCAAACTGGGATAAACTCCCCATCATTGTTTTTAACGTATAAAATATTTTCTTGTTTCATCATTGCTTCTATTTCCGCTCTGCTAGGCATGTCCCCTGGTGTAATCATACCATCTTTTCGGGGTCTACCTCTATGAACTGTCTTAAAAAAATCGTGCATGTGACGAATATCATCTTCACTCCAAAAATATTTTCCTGGAGTTTTATTACCATTTAAAGAATAACTTTGTTGCGGAAATTTAAGATCGCCTCTATAAAGATGCCATTTAATGGTATCTTCATGCTTACCTATAATTTTTACAACTTCTGAGATGGGGTAAGCATATTGTTTATTTTTGTTGACATCCGTCAAACTATAAGCAACACGCTTACCCTTTTCATAGTCCCAAGCTATTAATAGATCTTCAGCTCTTGAACGACGAATAACTTTATGAAGTTTTCCGTTTAGATAGAAATACCGTAGCCGTGCTGCAGTATTTCTTCCCTTTTTGCTATCCATGATGCGAACCTATTATCTCTTCTGACCATCCATCTTTTCCCACACATGACACAGAACAATTCCACCCGTAGGTTTTGGGAATAAACTCTATCAACGAATACTCGTCCTGTGCACTTTTTGCAAGTCATCATTATTAAGTTTTATTATCTACTTACTTTGCTGCTGGTGCATTAAAGTGGTCAATGGTAGCCTTAAGAACTGGACCAAGGACACCAACAAGTGCTGCCCAAGCTACCTTCTTGACATCGTGATTTCCACCCTGCCAAATTGCCACTGCTGCTGCAGCAGTTGCATATACATAGTGCTCTACGAGAGCCTTACGCTTTGCGTTCATTTTTTCTCCTTATAGGTTATGCGGTAAAAATTTTACCGTCAACTACACAGGTATAATCCCGTGTAATTTGTATTAGCTGCATATGTGGATAATCATTGACAACGTGTGCCACTGCAAATCCTGCCTGCCAATTTTTTTGGATTGAATAATCCATCTTGTCTTCATCGCATAGATGACCAATTTCATATCCCCGCAACTCTTGTCCAGTGATATTGTATGTCTGATAATATGATCCCATGCGATGAGAATGTCCACGAACTAAGGATACTCCCCAGTTGTTGACATCATTGCGTACTGATTCCCCTGCGTTCTTGGAAATGGACTCACCATGATGACCATACATATCACCATAGCGTTTAACAGGTGGCTCGTTATATTCGTGCCAGTTAATGCCATGCTTCTTATATTCATAGAGTGAATCAGGCGTAATGAATTCTAAAAATGCT